TGAGAAGTCGTAATGGTAAACAGATTGACCTACACGGACTGTTTGATGAAACCTTTAATATCGTCAATGCTGTTATTGATGGTGAGTTAGTCGTCCTAGATGCCGATGGTGCTATTCTTGACAGGAAAACTGGCAATGGAATTCTAAACAAAGCAGTTAAGGGAACTATAAGTAAAGAAGAAGCATCACGTGTACGTATGACTGCTTGGGATCTTATTCCACTTGAAGACTTTAAAACAGGTAAATGTGACATCCCATATGATGAAAGAATGAGGTCATTATACCTTATTGACCGTGATGATAAAATAGATATAGTTGATGACTTCTATGCTAATGATATGGATATGGTTAGAATGATATTCCAAGAAGCATTAGCAGATGATCAAGAGGGTGTAATCGTTAAGAACACTGATTCAATCTGGGAAGATAAACGTAGTAAGCACCAAGTCAAAATGAAAGTAGAACTTGAAGCAGACCTATTAGTAACTGGGTGGAATTTCGGAACTGGTAAGATTGCTGGTCTGATGGGAAGCGTCACTTGTATTACTGCTGATGGTGGTGTCGAGGTTGGTGTTGGGTCAGGTTTCAATGATGAAGACAGAAAAATGCTACCCGAAGATATCGTAGGGAAGATTATAACGGTTAAGTACAACGAAGTTATACAAGATAAGAATAAGAATACGAAGTCATTGTTCTTACCAATCTTTGTAGAACTTAGACTTGATAAAACACAAGCAGATATTATATAGGAGAAAGGTATGGGAGCTTTAGGACAACATTTTGATGAGTTAGAAACAAAACATAAGTTAGAGGTTGGTGAACTTGAAATGAGGATCATTGATTTGGAAACTGAATTGACTATCATCAAAGGTAGATATGAATCTCTATGCGGTAAGGTTAAAACTAATGCTAATGAAAAACGTAATAGTGACGACCACAACGATTTTTTAAGAAACTATGGAAAGGAGAAAGGATTTTATGAAAGATAAAGTAGAAGACACTGGAGCGAGTATGTTTTTCGTAATGATAATGGTATTGACTATTATGTTTTGGGGAGACCCAGATATCCACGATGCAATCATAAAATATTTGATGGGTGGGATGTAATGTTGATATCAGAATACTATAAACCAAATGATGGTTCTGCTCAAGTAAGACAGAACCCAAAAACGAAAGAATACTTCATTATTTACTTTGCTGAGGATGGTCAAATTTTTGATTCAGAAAAGTTTCCTGACAAGTCATTAAGATATGTTGAGGATGCTGCAGAAAATTATGCTCTAGGAATTAAAATATTATGAATATACACTGCTTAAAAGAAAAACAAATTTTAAAAATCATCGAAGCACTAACTCTTATTAATGATAGGGAAACTGCTAGTATAGTATTTAAACAATACTCTGAACAGAAGAAAGGTGGACCTTGGAAGAAACGATTACGTGAACAAGGTTTTTGTATTTAAACTTTACTTCTTGTCTAAATAGGGGTATAATATAATATAATGCAATACGAGGAATATGATGAAAAAGAATTACAAATTTAATGAAGAAAAAGGTTGCTACGAATTTTGTGGTAGTAGGACTTGCGAGTTACAAGAACAATTGAAAGAAGGGGATGGTCCTCATAAGATTTGTTGTGGTTGTATTGAAGAGTATGAAGGTGAAACACCTAATATAAAAGAATTGAAAGGCACATTACAAATTCGTAAAGAACGAGTAGACGAAGGTAGATGCAAATTTGAAAAGAATGCGATGTCAGATTTGTTGAGGTCATTTACAGCAACAGTTGTGTTTGAAAAGAAAGACGGAACTGAACGCACTATGGAATGTACGTTGCTTGAGAAGTTCTTACCAAAACGTGCTAACGTTGTAGATGACGACTCAGTTGAATATGAAACAAATCCTCATCCAGAACTAATAACTGTATGGGATTTAGAGAAGAAAGGTTGGAGATCATTCAAACTCAACACCGTTAAGTCATTCGAAGTAGCATAATATGGCATTAAATATTATTGATGATACTGAAACAGTAGAACTTGGTCCAAGTAAAGATGGCACGTATGATGGTGCTATGGGTGGAACTGAGTTAATGAATAAAGCATTATACGAAAGAGTAGATAATGATTTACTTGATGAGTTTTATATTATCAAGTCAAGAGTAAGTTGGACTGATAAGGATAAACCTAACGTGTTATGGTTACACGATACTTGGGACGATCCGGAAGTACAACATCTTAAAGAACAAGAGAGCAGAGATAGGTTTGCTAAACTTGTATTTGTGTCTAATTATCAACTGGCAACATATAACTTGGCATTGGGTGTTCCGTATGCCAATGCTATTGTATTACGAAATGCTATTGACCCAATTGAGTATAAAGAAAAGGATAAAGACGTTGTCCGTATTATCTACCACACCACTCCACATCGTGGACTCAATCTTGTAGTTGCAGCAGTTAAAGCAATTGCTGAAGAGATGGGTGATAAAATTCATCTAGACGTGTATTCGTCATTCGAAGCATATGGTTGGAAAGAACGTGATAAACCGTATGAAGATTTGTTTGAAGAAATTAGACAACATCCTAATATGACATATCACGGGTTTCAATCTAATGATGTTGTTCGCAAAGCATTACAAGAAGCACATATCTTCGCATACCCAAGTGTATGGCCAGAAACAAGTTGTATCAGTGCGATTGAAGCAATGAGTGCTGGTTGTGAGGTAGTATGTCCTAACTTCGCAGCACTACCAGAAACGACTGGTAACTTTGCTCGTATGTATCAATTCAATGAAGATATGGGTGAACACGCAAACGTATTTGCTAATCATTTATTTCAAGCAATTATTGAGCATCGTGACGAGAACTTACAAAAGAAATTAATGTTCCAGAAAAATTGGGTAGATAACTTCTTTAATTGGGATCTACGTGCAGCAGAGTGGACGGACATGCTTAAATGCATTAAAAGGTAGATATGGACAATAATTATGAGATAATCTCTGATATATCATCTAACGATTTTAGGGATTATATAACAAACGAAATATTCTGGAATTGGAAGTGGGGGTTTACTATGGATGATGCTCCAGACACAACACCCCATTATAGAAAGGAAGCAGAAGGAAGAATGCTTTCTGATACTGGCTGTGTGATAACATCATTTTGTGACGAGAGGACTCCTGATCAAAACGATTATCATTTCAAACTGAATAATTTTGCTGAGTATTTGTCTAAGGCAATATTGAAAAGAACTAAATGGGAATACTCAGACCTCTCACTAAGAAGATATTGTTGGAATTATTATAATGCAGCATCTAGTGGTGTTTGGCATACAGATTATGTTATCGGTCGTGTCGGAACACAAGACCATAATGGTAATACAAAAAACCATCTAAGTGTTTTATATAACTTTTCAGATGATGGTGCGACTATCATCAAAAATGGTGATGAAGAAATATATATTCCCAGTGTCCCTGGAGAAGCAATATTATTTGACTCATTCGCAGAACATCGTGGAGTCGGTCCACTAAAATCAGAAAAACGGTTTGCCTTAAACATGGTATTTTCGTATTCAGAAAGAACCCTAAGATAAACTTGACATTTATCACAATCTAACGTATAATATAACTAAAGAGGAGAAAGTATGACCAGTTGGGCAAACTTAAAAGAGAAAATCAAAACGAAATTTCAAAAGAAACCGAACTATGAAGAACTATACAATGCCGAACGTAGAATTGCCGAGTCGTGGGAATTCCGATACAATAAGTTATACAGACAATTAAACGCAATACTAAAGGAGGGTGAAAATGGGTAAACGTAAACCGATGACTGCTGAACAAAAGAAAGCGGCAGGTGAGAGATTATCATTAGCAAGAGAGAAAAGGTTAAAGGCAAATCCACCACAGTATAAGAATATTCATCCAAGTGTATTGGAACTTGACGATAGTGATAAGATGTCAATGCAAAGTATCAAAGGTTGGATTAAACATCAACGTGACTTGCTAAAGACTGAACGTTACAATCATCGTAAGGGTGATAAGAAAGCACTCGCCAAGTTGGGTGGCATCCAAGGTTATATCCGTCAGTTACAATACTATCTAGAGAATGGTGACTATGTATCAATGTATTTTGGTGAGGATGAAGATAAACCAGTTGTTCAACATTGTCTTGCTATGGCATATGATGAAGATGGATATGCTAAGAGAACTATTGGTGTGATTTATAATGACATTGGTGCTGTTTGGACTAAAGAAATGGATGACGATAAGAGAGGTAAGTTTTGATTTTCGTCGACTTCAGTCAGGTAATGATTTCAAACACAATGATACATCTAGGCAAAACTCAAACAAATGTAGATGAAGGTATGATGCGTCATATGATTTTGAATAGTTTAAGAATGACTAAGAACTCATATGGTAAGAAGTATGGTGACTTAGTTATCTGTGTTGATGATAGAAGTTATTGGCGACGTGACATATTCCCTTATTACAAGGCACATCGTAAAGAGAACCGTGATAAAAGCATAGTTGATTGGAATCAAGTATATGGTGTACTTAATAAGATTCGTGATGAAATTGCTGAAACGTTCCCTTACAAAGTTATTCAAGTAGAGAAAGCAGAAGCAGATGACATCATTGGAGTGCTATCAAAGCATTTTGGAACTGTACTAAATAATGAATCTACTGAAAGAAACTTAATCTTATCAAGTGATAAAGACTTTGGTCAGTTACAGAAGTTTGCTAATGTTGATCAATACAGTCCTATCACTAAGAAGTGGTTGCGTATTGATAATCCTAAAGACTTTCTAATGGAGCATATTATACGTGGTGACAGGGGTGATGGTATTCCTAATTTCTTATCTGCGGACAGTGCTATCATTAGTAAGATTAGGCAGACTGCTATTGCTAAGAAGAAAGTTGAAGTTTGGTTGAAACAGAAACCTGATGAGTTTTGTGATGAAGGTATGTTACGAAACTAC